ATGCAAACCCTGCTGACAGCACAACAGGTCATGCACCTGGAAAGTCACATGAACATCCAAAATGGGTATGTCATGCAACTTGGCAACAACACGCTGCAACTCGGCACAAACGCTGTGGTGACAACCCAGCGAAGCAATCCTGTATCATCAGTCCTGGTCGGCCCCAGCGGTACAATAACAGGGTATTCGGCACAGCGATTTATCGATGGTTGGGTCCAAAAATCAGGGAGCAGCCCGTTTTTTTATCCCCTGGGACAGGAAGGAACATATCAGCCTGCGAGCATGCATCCCCTGGGTGCCGCAACGCTGTCGATGGCGTATACGAAAAATAATCCAGGCCTTGAATTTACAGGACCGCTCGGGTCCGGCATCTTGCAAATTTCCAGCAGTGAATATTGGAAGTCACAGGGGTCCGGCTCCGGTAACCTGACACTCTCCTGGTCAGCCGGAAGTACTCTGACATCCATCCTCGGTACCGAGCTTGGGAAAATAGCCATTGCGGGATGGCAACCCGCTACGGGAGGAGAACCGGCGGGAGGCGGGCGAGACGCTCAAGCTTCGCAAAGGCCCAGATGGCTTGGTGGATGTGATTGGGGGAACCGTGATCCTGCCCTCCCATCTGCGTGAAAAGCTTTCCATCCCTGTTTTTCTGCATAAGTTGCCCATTCTTGAGGGCTCATTTGTTTTTCAGTAAAAAAACTTACCGCTTTATTTACATCATCAATAGGAGCTCCGCTTGCAGTTCCCGTTAACGCGGATTTTGCAGCAGCTTGTTGTTTTTTCTTATCGTCCTTTTTGCCGCCATCACCAACGTTGCCGCCATTTACCATTTTGGACATTAGTGCTTTTCTTAATAATTCTGATTTCATATTATTATCGTTTTTCTCTAAATACTGATGTTATATACTCAAATAGCTTTTGCAAGTTACGACTATTTGTCGGATTTGTTGTATAATTTTTAAAGGTTAATTTTACTTTTAAATAAAAATCTACTAACCTTCCTTTACTACCTAACGGCGCACTGCTATTCCAACTTTTATCAATGTATCTGTACCACTTATTATTAGTGGATTCTGTAGAATTGTCATCGTCTGTAGTACATTCTATGATGTCATAATTCACATCGTTACTTTTTTGACGTAAATTATCAACAGCAAATGGCTTACCCGTTTTAGGATTTATTACAAACTCAATATCGTGATTATATGTTTGTCCAAAAAACTTAGTAAAATTTAATGTGGAAAACAACAAATGAGATTCATTAGCTTGATTTGTTTTTGCCCAATACACACTAGGAACATAATCAGGTTGCTCATCAGCCAAAATAGGAGCACCTGTTGTAAAGTCTTTTACGCAAACATATTCTATGTTATCTTTTGTAACGTTATTACCCATCAAATAAGTAGTGTCTGGCTGAATAACATTAAGACTTTCTATATTTCTATTGGCTAATACCAAGTTGTTATGATTTTGCCAAACAGCTCCTTTTAAATCAAAGAAACCTACAAATACATTTCTTGAGTGATGATAGCCAACTGTTAGGTTTTTCCAATATTTAGGCTCATCATCCTCTCCTTCAACCCATTTGAAATTCATGTAAGTCATTTTGTAATTAGGGTCATATACGCCTGAAATACCTATACCCATTAATGGAGTATCTTTATTTTGTAATTCGTATGTATTATCTAATTGACTTGCATAAAACAATTGTGGATTATTAAAGAATGTTCTTAATCCTTTTATAAAAGAAACTTCTTGTATTCCTCCGCCAACAGTCATTACTAAAAACGCTCTTCTTCTAAAGTCAAACCAAGCGAATCCGTATTCTGTTTCTATTAAAGCAAATTTATGTTGATTGCCAAAATAAGTATTAAAGTTATCAAATCTATCAATAACCCCACTTACACCTAATTGAGTAGCGTCACCTATACTTCCTCCGATTAATTGCCTTTCAAGCATAGGTAAATAACCTACTGAATGGTCTTGCCAAAAGAATACTTTACCATCTCTATTACGAACATTGTTTATTTGTCCTTTGTTTCCATCCAAATCCCTAAATTGATTTTGAGGAAACGTTCTAAATGTATCAATTGTTTCACCTAATACTTTCGGACCAGTCCACCTTACTCTATACGGAAATTGTCCTACAAAATTATAATTAGCAGGTAATGCCGGATATGTAATTGCGCCTTCCGAAGTATAAGCAAAGTTTACAGAAAACTGTTCAGGTCTTGTTAAATATGAGCTTCCATCAAATTTTTTCCAATAAATACCATTTGTGGTATTATTGTGCATTCCGTATTGCCCAATATTTCTGCCTTGTCTTAAATAATGATTCACATTAGATTCGATAGGGTAAAAGATGCCGAAAGAAAAACTACCGGGATCCGAATACTGTTCATCGTCATATAAAGACTTTCCAGTGCTATATATTCCTAAAAACGAATCTCCACCAAACACATCCACATTATCAAATATATATGTATTTGAAACGCTATCATAAGTATTCGCTAAAACAACGCTATCAATTTTCTGATAATGTCCCGTTTGAATGTAAATAGTATTAGCTATCGCATTACGATCTTGACCTCCATATAAATTATTTTTTTCTATTTTATAATTCATTAATGGTCTTAATGTACTATATCTTTGGGTATAATCTATCATTTGTAATCCGCCCGGTAAAACTACCGCTGCGTTTAAATCAAAAACACCCGTTCTGCATTGAACTGACTTGTACCCATTTGATATTGGGTAAGCATTTTGTATTTGCGCTAAATTATTATCGTAAGTGATTCCTAAATAAAAACCCGTTACTGAATCGCTCGGATCTACAAGATTAAATTTGTTTACTCCGTAAGTTTGATTATTCAATCCGCCATATTCATACCATTTAGAATTATACTCATCTGACGCAACAGGCGAATATAAATTGGCTATAAATCCATCTGGAGCAGGTATAGAAACAAAACAATCTCCCTCTAGTTTATTTCCTGATGAAGCGGGTGAATAATAGCCAAACAAAACATCAGGACTATACCAATTCACAACATTTGCAAAAGCCCTATCGCTACCAACGCCTCCCGCGCTTGCGTAATCCTCAGAAGAATCTAATTGAGCTAAAGGTATTTGTCGAATAGCATCAGTTTTTCCTGCTGTCGGATGTAATATGCCTTGCGCGTAATATTGTTTATCTCTAGGCGCTCTAACAATACTAAAGCCGCTTATTTTATCAATATCTTCAGGAGTAAATGTAATTCCACTTATCCTTATTCCGTTTAATTTTAACGAGTAACATGGAGCTCCCGCCCAATAAGAAATAGGTCCGTTTTTGTTGCCTAACGTTTGTATTACGTGGTCACCTATCCATCTCACATACATAGGGTCGCCTTTTTTATCGTAAGGCAAAATTCCAAATCTATATGTTTCGTTACCCCAATATTGCCTTAAATATTGAGTAGTAGCCATTCCTCTATAATCGTAATAATCGTTTTCTAAAGGAATTATTTTAGTAATATTTTCTAAATAAATTGAATTTCTATTGTTATATTGACTTAAAGCTATACATGACTTTACTTGAGGAGAGCCTGATACAATAGTGTAAGTATTGTTATTATTTACTCTAAACACTCTATTCGGTTTACCGTCACCAAAATCTTCTCCTGAAGGACTAAAAGGAGGAGGGCTTACGTAATTAATTACGCCACCTGTAACATAATAAACTCCTCCGCCCAATAATGAGCCTGAAGGAGTATGACTGCCTTGTTTTGGCAAACCTGCATTTGTAGGCGCTGTTGAATTGTAATTAGGTGCCGGCCAACTAAAACTTGAATCAGCAGGAACATCATAAACCAAATCCTCTATTGTTATTCCGTCTTTTGTAAAATCTTCTAATTCACCTCTTTCAGATATATTACCTATTACACTATAATTTTTATTAGTTGTAATATCTTTTACCTTTAAAATACTTGCAGGGAATAATGTTAATTCACTTAAAGACACATCTGTTCCTGTTTCAGTGGTATGCTGAATATACATTGTTGATGCCGTAATAGGCTGCTCGGCAAATTTTTTAGCAACACCATCCCTTATAACATTTTCCGCTTGATCGTATCCAATAACAGCAACTTCAATCGTGTCAAATAAAGATATATCTATGTTTGATATTTTTAACTCTATACCCGTTGATGTTGTTTGCAACACTCCGCCTGCACCTTTTCCTTCTACTAAATTGTAAGAAGCATAATCAGCTATACTATATACGTTTATAGGAAAAGAACCGTAACTCCACGAAGTTTGTATTCCTTGAGTTATATTGCTTAATCTTACAAAATAAGATTTACTTCCACCATACAAACTTCCTGTTACATACTTATTAAAATCTATATCAGGATTTATTCTGTCAGGATACCACGACAAAAGATTTACACTTATGTATTGATATACTTTTGGATTGCCGTCAATAACAGTGTAAGTGCTAGTTGAGTTGGCTAAAAATATGTTTGTGGCAGTTAATCCCGGTCCATAATTGGTTCCGTTGTAATTAATAACTCCTCCAACAACCATGTATTCTTGACCACTAATGATGCTTACAGGTTGATTAAAGGCAGGGTCTTTTACGTTTAAAGCTCTTGGCTGATTGTAATTATCAGTCCAATAAACTCTTTTTATTTTATCATTTTCTTCAAATGTAAAACCAGTTATTTGATGTTCTCTGCCAAATTTTAAGTCAACATGACCGTACAAAGGAACGTAAGTTCCAACCCCATCTTTGTCAAAAGTTACTTGACCTATTTCGCCATAACCACTACTGTCTACGTTTGTAGAAAATACTACTAGCGTATCTAAAAAAGAAATATATCCTATTACAGAAGGTAACGCTTGTTTAGAAGTGTAGACTGCATTATATATCGGCGGAATTGTAAACGTTACTTTTGTGCCTTTTGGTAGTTCAATAACATAATCATTGCCATCATAAGAAACCAACATTCCATTATTCATGTCCCTGTAAGTTCCTCTCGGCTGCAATAATATATTGCTATCTTTGGTTAAACCACCTTCAAATGTGTTTGTAATTTCCATTAGTAATAACTATAACCTGTTGGATACATTCCTACCCACAAGCCTCTTCCTTTGTAAGGATTATTGACAACTTGTGCTATTTCTTCTCTGTCTGATTCTGTCAGTATATTGTCTTGAGCTCTTGAATGCTTACATAATCTAAACCATTCTCTTTTATGCTCTATTGTCAGCGCAGGAGATAATGGTCTTGCTGAATACTCGCTTCTTACGCCGTACTTCCACAAAATAAATTCCGTAATTGCTCTGACATGATTTTCAGAAATCATTATAAATCCATGTTCATCCTCTTGATAACCTACATATTCAATGGTAACTTTTTTGCCATCTAAGTTTCTTTTAAAAATCAATTGATTGTTTTGAACTTGATAGTCAATAAAACCATTAAAATAATTTACAGAATTAGGATCATAATCTACAATTAAAAATCCTGAACTGTATTGATTTGTATTGTTGATGAAATAATTACCTGCTCCTTGAAAACAAGTACTAAACAAACTATCACAATCGCAACCGTGATCGCCCATAATAGCTCTTTGTAATATTACCGCGCAACATGGCAATTCGGCAGCGCATCCTTCAATAGTCAATACTTTTTTCTTAACCACCATTGCAAATCTGCTCGCTATTTCTTTTTCAGCTTGTACTGCCCAATTGGTAAATACAGGCATATCAACAGACCTGTCTGCTCCAACCATATCCATTGCGTCTATAATTGGGTTTCTTATTGATATTAATCTGTTAATTGACATTCTCTAAAATCTTTTCCTTTACTTACTGTTTCAAATATTTTTTTCCTTAGTTTTTGGCAAGGGTAAAATTTAACTCCGTCTACTATTGATTTTCCTTTATAGTAATTAACTTTAAAGGCATAATCTAAGTTGTTAAGATTTAATACTTTTAAAGGCATTAACTTACCTTTTTTAGCAACTAATCCCTTAGCTCTTAACTTTTTTGTAGATTCAGATACCTTGCTTTTCTCCACGACAAACGTTCCTACATTTGCCATTCCTTTTACCTCTCTACCTGCCAACAAATCTTCATAGAACAAATCTAAATACGCATCCCAAACTTTATATACCTCTGAACGTTTAACGCTTTTCTTCGTTACTTTCCTTATCATTTTTCTGCCTCTATTGGCAGATTTTTTATTAAGGAGTAATTGCTTTTTTACGTTCTTGCTCATCGTCCTCCGAACTATTTTTAACGTCCGTTATTTTTGTTTCTTCAATAGCAAACTCTTTTGTCAATATCTCTAATATTATCTGTCTAGCCATATCGCCCTGCACAGGATATTGACTATCTTCTGTGTATGCAGATGTTCTACTTGTTGTTTTAACCTTTCCTAATCCTGTATAATTTGCATTTACAGCAGTGAATGTTTGACCGGGATTATAACCTAATCCATTGTGAACAACCTGAGCTTCGTAAACAGTATAACTTGTACCAACTACTAAACTACCTGAAGATACAAATTCTGTATTTATAACAGCGGCATCTTTTGGGCGATTAAGTACCATTATAGCTCTTACTTTATCAATTTGTTTATTTATATAATAAGCATTACCGATTTTATAATAGTAGTAAAATTTGTTTCTAACGTGTTCTTTTGGTATCTGAGCTAACAACTCTATTGGATAATAATAAAATTGTCTTGTACCGCACGATGAAATTAATTTAATACCTGAATCAGAAGATGATTGAGGATTATATAAACTGATGTTGTCAGGTAACGTAACCTTAGAAACAATACACTCACAATATGGAATACTGCTGTCGTCATTGAAGTTTACGGGAGTTGTATTTACAAATCCTATATCTTGCATCCACGAATTATCTACAACTTTTGTTTGATTGTATTCGGCATGAATTAATTGAGAACGTACATTATCTCGAAGAAACGCAATTTGGTCAGGATCTAATCTACTATCGTCTGTGAAACCAAATCTTGTTAATATGTTTATGATTGTATATGTAATTTCGTTTCCAGTCATGGTAACAAATATAAAGAAAATTCAATAGCTATCTAATTGTTATTTATTAACAATCAATGACATGATTTTTTTGAAACCTAATCGAACTAACAGAATTACTAATGTTACCCAAAACCACCAAAAAGTCAATTCATCAAACCATGTTTTGTGTTCTAAATGACAAACAGGAACTTCTTTAACTTCTTGTTCTTTTCTAATTCTTATTGTTTCTTTTAAGCCAGTAATTACGGCTTTTAAGCTATCTGTTTCACATTCAACTACCAAAGAGTTGCCAACAGTTTTAATAGTTGATTTAATGCCATTCTTTTTAGCCTCTACTTTAATAGGCTTTAATTTGCCTAAGCTATCGCATAAATTTTTACACGGATTTTCTAAATATTGCGTTGGTCCTTGCGTGGTAATATAAATAGTAGTGTCCTTTAATTTTTCAATAATAGAATCATGTACCTCCTTTTCTATCTTAACAGGACATTCTAAACAAATTTTTTGTCTTTTCTTTTCGGTAATGCAACTACTAAGGAACGTCAGTAGAAGCAGTGTTATCAGTAGGCTTTTTGTCATTTTTTAATTTTATATTTTCAAATGTAGTTAATCCTAAGCACACAGAAATCATTCCGTAGTCAATAAGTAATATTTCAGGCAATAAACTGAAATCTGATTTAAAATGACTGTTCTTTATCCAAATAACATGAGCTACAACAACCATTATAGTAATGGTAAAAGCAGTTAATTTTCTTGCAGAAAACGAATTTTTGGTTACAGTATCAAAAGACCCTAAGAATTTATTATAAATTTCTCTCATAACGATTTAAGCATTTCTATTAATTTTGGTTGCGGAGTTACATCTATTTTATCATAACGTACTGAATTATGAGTAAATACGCCAGCGTCACCTTTCAGCGCTCTTGGAGTTACATCCCAAATATCTTCGTTGTATGTTAGTGGGATATTATATTTTTCTTTCCAAAGCAATAACAATTCTTTTATAGCTTGTATTTGAGCATCGGTATAAGCATGAACATACTTATATCCTTTATATTCTTTTGGCAATGTTATCACATCTTCTTCAGGTATAACCGAATTTACGTAAGTATAAAATTTACCTTCTTTATATGTTAATACTCCAAAATTACAAACCTCAATACCTGTTGATGTTTTATCTAATGATTTGTAAGGTAATTTGAATTTTTGGAATGTAGATTCTTTTAATCCTAAATGATACGCCCAATGTTTACTACTGAATCCTTGAACCACTTCCCCATCAATCCATTTTGCAGTTTTAGTTGGTTTACCTCCAACAGTAACGCAAGTAGCAATTCTTTCAGGATTGTTTTCCCATACCTTAAAAACTGCAAAAGGGTCTGCTGACCCTGCCGTGTGATGTAAATAAATTTGTTTTTTTGGATGCTCTTCTGCAATGTATTGATTTGCGGAAAAAGGAGTTTGTGTTAGTTTCATGAAAATACTTTGTTTTCTATTCTTACAATTCTATCTTCTAAATCTTCATGCTTTACAGCAATTTCTCTAATATCAACTTTTATTTCGCCAACATCGTTTGATAACTTCATTAATGCTTTAACAGCTAAAGCTCCTATAAATCCTAATATTCCTAACATTATAGGTACTGCCCAAAGTAATAATCTATATATGGTGTAATCCATTTCCATTTTTTTTCAAATTTAATTTATTTTATTTTTTTAAGCACTTTTACTTATTAACAAAATACTTGAAATGGAACCATGCAGCCCAAACAAAAACTATTGCTAGTCCTGAATTAAATAATATTTCAGAGGGGTGAGAAGCCGCTAAAGTAAGAACGTTAAATAAAGAACCACAAGCGGTCATTGCTAATGCAATTTTAATTATAATTCTTTCTAAAAATGGCAGTTTGTCAATCATGGTAGATCTACCATAAACAAATACCATAAACAATGTAATTCCTATTGTTAAAAGTATATTAGCTATCAGATTTATTAATTGACTTGTTTCCATTTTTTTCTTCTTTAATTAATTTTTTACTTATCATTTCAACAGAGCGTAACCCTAAAAACCCTAGCACAAATCCTACCGACACTTGATATTTAATATCCATTCTTGTCATATCTAATATTATTGGCGTTATGTAGTTAGCGCAAGCTATTCCGGAAAGCATAGAAAATATTGTCATTTTCCAAGTTTGAGCAGCGGTTTTTCCTATCATTAACAATGAGCCAAATAACCCAGCAATTGATATTGCTATGTTTATTCCTAATTGCTCAATAAATTCCTTCATAATTAATTAATTGGTGGAAATGGTGGGCTTGGTGGTGGAATATATGGACTTAATGGAATTTCTAACAAATAAGCATATTCCGTTTGTGCAATATCCTGCTCATCCTGTTCACTTAAAAATAAAAAATATATTCCGTTTATATCCTGAACGAAATTAAAAAATGTGTCGGCATCAATAAACACTCCTTGTAATTGTTCTGCTTGTTGGTTTGTTACTATTCTACCTTCCATTTTAATATACGTTTATTCCGAAATATGTCATTAATGTATTTACCCTACTGCTTAAATTACTTGCTTCACTATCTGTTAATCCTGTATCTAAACATGCAAAAGATATTTGATTTGCTGAATAAGTTGAACTAATAAAGGGACCATTTGCTGCACCTATATAAAAATTTATAGAAGATAATGCTCCTCCAGTATCATTAGCTGTATTTGTAGCTTTTGATGCTCCATTTTTATAAGTTTCCCTATCATTATTTGCACGTCTTGAATTTGTGTAAAATCCTTTTCTATCAGCATTTGCGTAAGTGTTCCAATAAGTTGCCCCCTCTGTACCTTGTATTTGATAATAAGTTGATTGAGGAGCAAAATAAAACCTATCATTTGTGCTTGACGGAATACAACCATGATTTGATGTGTCACTATTAGTTGTTCTTTGATAAAAGCTAAAACCACTTGCATTAATAGAGGTAAATCCTGTTGATGGGACAAACTTTGTATCCATGTATGATGATGTGCCATTAAACAAAATACCACTACTTGAATAAGTAATGCCAGTTGTAAATGTTGCTCGGTAAGCAGCATCACTATCTAATGGATTAACCAAATTCCATTTACAAGCCGCTGCACTTCCCCAAATAGGCAAGTACATTGCTTTTATTTTAGTATAAACACCGTCTGATTTTAATCCACCATAAAAATCACTAATAGCCTTTTTATCCAAAGGAGAAGTAATAGCGGTATTAGCTGCAAAATACGCTCTTGCATCTATATCATAATCCGAAGATTCTATTATGGGTCTTATTAAACCCTTTCTTGTTCTTAATCCGAATTTTATATTACTCATAATATTATTCTATTGGTGGGAATGGAGGAGCAGGCTTAGGCTCATAAGGACTTAATGGAATATCCAATAAGTAAGCGTATTCCGTTTTAGATATATCTTGTTCGTCTTGTGCTGATAAAAACAAAAAGTAATTATCGTTTATATCCTGAACAAAATTAAAAAATGTGTCGGCATCAATGAACACTCCTTGTAATTGTTCTGCCTGTTCGTTTGTTACTATTCTGCCTTCCATTTTAATATACGTTTATTCCAAAATATGTCATTAATGTGTTTATTCTACTACTTATATTTGTTACTTCAGTATCTGTTAAACCATTTCCAAAACAAAAGAAACTATCTTTATTTGAAGAATAAGCAATTATACTTGAATCAGCAACATTACGAGCAAATAAATAAATATTGTGCGGAATTTGATTGCCAATGCTATTTGTGTCAGTAGCTTTTAATACTCCGTTTCTAAATGTTTTAAAACCACTAGTTGAACTTTCTCTTTTATTAACATAAAGACCGCTTCCATTTGTGTTTGAATAACTTAAAAAAGAATTATTAACGTGGTTTTGTGTATAACATATATTTGCATTATTTGTTCCATTAGCAAATACACTAACATTTACTGCTGTTGCTGCACCATACTCATTATAACCGCCGTTTAAGTTTGTTTGCACATATACTATCCCATGATTACTATCTCTGTAACCATTCATGTTAAAATAAGTATTTATATACGAGCTTGTTCCATTTCCTGTAATTCCACTACTTGAATAAGTTAATCCTGTTGAAAAAGTTAATCTAAAAGCAGCATCAGTATCTAAAGGGTTAACCAAATTCCATTTGCAACTTGCTGCACTTCCCCAAATAGGCAGGTACATCGCCTTAATCTTAGTATAAATGCCGTCACTTTTAAGACCTAAATAAAAGGTGTTAATAGCGTTTTTATCTGCATCACTTGTTATTGCTGTATTAGCTCGAAAATAATTTGCAGCATCACCATCGTAACTTTCTATAAAATCACGTATTATTCCACTATCCGTCCTTGAACCAAATCTTGAACTCATTAGCTAATTCTATTTACGTATCCTACTATGTTTATTACATTTGCTGAACTCGCAAAAGCTCTTATTGTTCTTGCAGCAGCGCCATCACCTTTTAATACTAATCCCGGAGCAACAATACTTAATCCGCTTTTAGCAGGTATTGATACTATAATTAAATCGTCAGGATTTGATGTGCCACCGTACTCTATTGTTAAATCAACGGAAGATGCTGAAGTATTATTAGCATACAACCAAACTTCATCTATTATAGAAGAACTTGTTCCCGTAGCGTGAATTGTTGTTCCTGCCGTAGCTGTTGCTACAACCTTTATAGGTCTACCGCCCGTTGAACCGCTTAATAATTCTTTTGTAAATGTTGCCATTTTTTTGTTTATTTTAATTATGAAAATACTTGAAATTGTAATATATCTCCTCCTCCGCCACCTGCCGGAGTTGAATAGTTTCCTGTACCGTCTAAATACTTTGTTGCGTCATTTGGTAATTTAGGCGCAAAGCCATGTTTAGTTGTGCTGACATCGTTAGTAGTAATATCACTTGTTGATAAATTAGCGTCTGTAACCGTAAATGTTCTATCTGCGCTTAAATCAGCACTTGTACCATTTACTGTTAAATTTCTTGTTGTTTGAACAAATAATCCGGTTGCCCAATCGTATATTGCTTTTGCTGTTAGGTAAAATACATTTGAAGTTGTATTACCTGTCATTGTTGTTTTCTTATTAGCAACATCTTCAGGAGTAAATCCTAAAGCATCTTGTTTGCCATTAAATGTACTCCAATTAGCAGAACTTAAAAAACCGTCTTGAGTTGAACTTGCTTTTTGACCATTTGCATAATCAATAGATATAACTCCACTTGCCGAATTAAAATCGTTTGCTGTAAATGCAGCGGCTCCCTTTGTGGCTCCATCCGCCACAGCGTCAGCAATACTTAATGTTCTATCAGCACTTAAATCTCCTCCACCACTTAAAGGTGACGTTGTTGACACTGTTCTTGTTGTAGGAACTCCGCCTAATCCAGATAAAGTTTGATCACCAGTATTGGTTCCTGATAATGTTATACCACTATCTTTAATAACTTTACCGGTTACGCCATCAAAAAATGCTACATTTCCATTTGTAGAACTTGCAGGTCCCGTAACAGCACCAATTATATTTTTTTGAATGATATTCCAATACGCACCAACAGTTGCTTGATCTCCGCTTGGAGTACTGTCGGTATTACATATAATCATATCTCCAACTTCTACATCAATTCCTGACGCTCCACCAATTTTACCTGCTACACTAGCGATATATAACTCACCCGCGTTTGCCGCTGGATAATTAGGGTTTCCTGAACAATCAATAACTCCTTTATAAACTAAAGCGTTTGCATTTCCTAAAAGATTATCAGCATACGTCTTAACAGCGTTTTGTGTAGGATACAAAGTATTACTTGTTCCTAAATTGGTATCTGTTGATTTGTTTGCTACATTTTCAGGTGTAAAACCTAAAGCGTTTTGTTTTCCGTTAAAAGTATTCCAATCCGTTGATGTTAAATATCCATCGGTTGTAGTACTTGCCGCTCCTAACTTTGTCTTAATAGTGGTATTGGTTTCGTCACCCGTATTTGTTCCACTAGTATTTCCAATAACAGTTAAGTTAGCGTCGGTTACATATCTTTTGTTAAGACTATCAGCAATATCTGCTGTAGTTGCATCTGCACCACTTGTAACTAATCCCTTACTATCATAAGTTATTTTAGTTTTTGTAGCTCCCGTAATAGTGGTATTTGCAGTTACCTTTGTGTCAATATTAGTTTTAACTAAATTATTTGTTGGATATTTAGTCGTGCTATTATCTAAAGTTGTATTTTCTTTATTGGCAACATTTTCAGGCGTATATCCTAATGCAGTAGGTATTGTTTTATTTTTCCAAAGTTGTGTTGCTGATTCGTAAGTTAAAACTTGGTCGTTTGCTAATGTTCCACCGTCTATACTCACGTTATGAAGCTCCTGTAATTCGTACCCGTTTTGCACACGCACATACATTCTGCCTGAACTACCATTGCTCGCTGTCGTAACAACTCCTAAATAAACTAAATGGTTTGGAGCCGAAGGTTTAATATTTGTAATGCTACCATCAGTTGCCCCTAAATATACAGCATCACCGTCTGCAAATGTTGATGTAGGCAATATAGACAATCCGTCCAATAAACCTTGCATCATTATTAATCCTTTTTGATTTGCTGCAATAGATGCTGATAATACAAGCCCAACAGTTTGAGCAGATGTAGCGTCAGTAGTATTTTTCGCTCTTTTTACAGTCATTCGATCACCTGTACCACTAAAAGCATATACAGGCATACCTTTTGTTAAAGTTACAGAATCATCGTTTGTAACATAGGCTAACAAAGTATTTGGAGCAGTTCCAATAGCTTGAAAAACGTTTAAAGTTGAATTATAAACGCAAAGCATTTCAGCATTTGCCACAATATCGCCACCAATTAATTGACCATCGTTATTTCTGTATAACGGTATTGCGCCAATAGAATTAATATTTAAAGTACAAGAAGTTGTATTTCCGTTCGTAAATCTTATTAAATAAGCATCTCCGTCACTATAAGAAGTAACTCCGCTTATTGTTACCGTGTATGTATCAGTTCCGCTTGCAGTTCCATGAGGTAAACCGCTAGACTGATTAACCCACTGAGTATTATAATCTGTACTGTCAATTTTAGCTAATACTTGACCAGTAGTTCCGCCAGTCGGGACAACATTGGATGCTAATATCCAATTAGTACCATCTGAATAATAATAGTCACCATTGTAATATACTATTCTTTTTGTATTAGCACTTGCTAAATTTGTTGTAATATCTAAAGTGTCAGCCTTTAACTTGACAACCTCATTGTCTTGCAGATTTACATCAACATAAAACTTTTTTTCTGACATATTATTATTTTTTAAAATATCCCTCCCTATATTTCAAGAGAGGGATTATTTAATTATTATTTAGATAAATTAACCATTATTATTAACTTTACTAAGAAGGACTAACACAGGAGAGGATGGCACAGTATTAGAAAATAATACAATATTATCGTTACCCATAGTAGCAGCAAACTCAACTACTTGTCCTGCATTCATAGTTGTAGTAAAATTTACATAACTTCCTAAAGTATGTAAAACTTCTGCATAATAAAAATCTCCACTTAAAACCCACGCAGTTGTATCAACAAACTTAACAGTACTTTGATTATTTGTGTAAGTATTAGCAGTAGAAATAGCTTCTGATTTAGCAGTAGCAATAGCAGCATTTCTATCAATTACTTCTTGAGAAATAGCTGAATTAGTATATGAGTTAGCATTACTTTCTGCGGTAGCAGCAGAACCAGCAGGGTCATAGTTTGGAGCTAATGAATCAGCGTATGCTTTAGCGTTTGTTTCTGCTGTTGCAGCACTTCCCGCAGCATCATAATTAGGAGCAAGTGAATCAGCGTAAGCCTTTGCATTAGTTTCAGCAGTAGCAGCTGAACCTGCTGCATCATAATTAGGAGCTAAACTATCAGCATAGCTTTCAGCAGCAGTTTGTGCAGCATCAGCTTTTGCAGTAGCATCAGCAGAAGCAGTAGCTTCGGCATTTGATTGAGCTGTTGATGCAGCAGTATCTACATAAGTTTTGTTAGCAGCATCACCACCATTAGCTGGAGCAGGTACGTTGGTAATAGCATTTCCATCCATGTCAATGTCACCTTGCATTGTACCACCAAGCAAGTTTAACTTATCATTCTGTAAGTTAGTAATATCAGCTCTAACAATAGCCAATTGAGATGAGTTCTCAAATGTAGCAGGTGTTAAAACTACTGCTCCACCTTCTGTACCAGCATCAACTTCTGCTTGTGTAGCTAATCTTACAATACCATCAACTGAATCAGTAGCAATAACTACATTACCTTGAAGGATTAACCAATCTCCAATAGAAGCACCAGCATTATCAACTTTAGCGACAATTGAATCACCAACTTGTACTGATTCTCCTAAGAAAGAACCTGCTGCTGTTACAACCCAAAAGTAACCTTTTAAAGCTGCGCCATTAGCAATATCAGGAGTGTTTGTAGCTGCGTCATATCCTCCTTGAAGAATAAGACCGCCTGTTACTGCCGAAATATCAGAAAGGTTAGCTACTGATTGAGTTAATGAACCATCAAAATACTCTAATCTGCCTGTACTTGCATCAAACTGAAACGAACCACCTTTGGTCATGTCCGAATTTGTGCCAATCGTTGCGTTGTTTAACGCGTTGCCTTGTAGATTAATATCTACAAAAAACTTTTTGTCTACTGCCATTTTTTTGTTTTTTTATTTGTTTTTTTTATTTAATATTCTATCACCTTGATAGAATTTTTTTAATTACAATATACGTATCCAGTTGTTGCACTATTAAATGTGACCACAACATTATTGTCGTCCGTCCAAGTTATAGCCGCTTCTATTTCAACAAAAGTACTATCTACTACTTGAACAGAACATCTTTTCCCTAAACTATGAGCAACGTTCCATGTGCTTGCCGCAACAGATTGAGTGTGAACGTAGTTTTTATCACCCGTTTCACTGTTGTCTATTTTTTGCCAAACAGTACCGTTGAATATAGCCCAATCATCAATGTTCCAATCAGTAATACCGTCTAAATTAGTATTTCCTGCTGTTGAAACTACATAATAATCTCCTGCTGTACCAACGCTGCTTTGTAAAAAAGGTGAATTAGCATTAGCGTCCCACGTACCTTTATAATTTAATCCGGCACCTGTTCCTCCTCCGCCATTCTGCGAAAATATTCTTCTGTAATTTTTTAATGCCGTTATCATTTTTATTTATAGTATTGTATGTGTAACGTGTGAGTTCCGCCAGTCGTTCTTATTACTCTGAAATTAACCATGTTTGTTCCATTGTCAATATCGAAAAAATCTAAATGATTTAAAGCCATTCCGTCTGAGGCTGTTGGTAAAGTATCATTACCTAACATTAAGTATCTTACAGGCACAGATGCAGTAACATCACTTTCTAATCTTAATTCAGCGTAAGTTGCCCCATCAGGAATAGTTAAAGCCTGAGCAGTTCCCGTTATAGATAACTTTTGATAACCAATAGCTACGCTATCTTTTTCGCTTAATAATCTATATAATGTGTTTCTATTTTGAGTATTCATTTTTTATATTTTTTCTTAGTTATATACTCGTATTTCTATTAAAGTGTTAACCAAAAATCCATCTACATTAGCAAATGAATTATAAGGGTCGTAAACATTAATTATAACGGCATCATTACTAGATGCTGTTGATGCGGTAATAAAACCACCTATTCCAGAATTTAAAGTTGACGACTGATTTATCATTACCGACGTCTTTGATTGTAAAAATAAAGAGCTAATAGCGTAATAATAACCTGTTATATTATATTGCCAAACAATTTCTTCACCTAATTCATTTTCTAATACTGTCGCAACAGGAGGATTGATTCCTGACTGTGTTAATAAGGCAACATATTTTTTATAGTTTACCTCTGGAGATTCGTTTATCTTTCTAACAATTTCATCAATTTTAGAATAGATATTTTTTAATGCTATTTGAACATTAAACTTTTTTACTATTTCAAGTATTTTTGCCATTTTATTATTAAAAAGGGGAAACTTTTACATTCCCCCTTTATTATTTGTTGGGTTGATTAAATTCTCCAATCGTCAGAATTAACAGCTAATAATTCGCTGATAATTACATCAGGATCTCCGCCACCTACGTTTACTGCACGTACAGTTGGGATTAAGATGTCACCTGCGTCTAATACTAATGGAGTAGTACCTGCTGAATAAACAGGATACACTACGCTATTATAAAGAGCAGTAACTAAACCTGTTCCGTCTACACGAATTTCAAAAGTTTCACTTGCACCATCAGTTGGAACAACAGCAGTGTTAGTAGCAACAGTTGCAGCATTGTTTAAAATACCCCAAGTGTAAACTAAATCACCTATGAATCCAATTGCAGCTAAATCAGTGTAGTTATTGAAATCTGCCGCATGAGCAGCTTTTTTACGTAAACCGATAACAACAGTAGCATCAGTATGGTCAGTAACAGTCAAACGAGCTAAAACTGAAATACCGCTTTTACCTACTGTAAATTCTTTAGGGCAAGCAGTTAATAAAGAAGGAGTATATTCAGCGCCTTTAGTATCAGTTAAATCTTGATCTAAATTTAAACCGCCATTAGCAGGAGTTGGAACTGCAATTGTAGCATCTCCGATTAAATGATATACAAGTTGACCGTATTCGGTAGCCATTTTATTTTGTGCTCCAGCACTACCTGCTCCAGATGTTGGAACAGCTCCAGCAGCACCTTGAAATAAAGTAGGGCTATCGAAAAATTCACCTACGATTGTAGCATAAGCTGAAAAGAACTTAGCAACTAATCTATGGAAAGCTTCTTCAAAAGCAATAAATCCTGCAAGGTTAGCAGTTGAAGCACCAGTTCCATTATCAACGTAAACGATAGTTTCGTAAGGAACTAAAGCCCACTGACCTGTTACGTTATGTGCAGATTGTAATTCTAATGTTTCGATACGGAAACCATCGTAATTTTGTCCACTTACAGCGTAAGAGCCGTCAGCAGCAACAGGAGCAGTAAATACACCAGTTGCAAGGTTTCCTGCCATGTTATACATTACAGGTTTTTGCGCTAACAATTCAGCACCTACACCGAATGAATAAACAGCAGCAGTAGTTACAGCCACAGAAGCCGAACCGAAACCTGAACCATCGTTGTTAGCAGCAGCAATAACTGTTGTTGCTCCTAAACGGTTTGATTGATTTTGTCCGTGAACAGGATAGTAACCTGCGTCATCAGTAATTGTAAATCCTGTACCACCACCTAAACTTGCAGCAGTTACATAATTGTTTAGATTTGCATTGATAGCATCAACGATTCTGCCGTGAATGTACTCACGTTGAGCAGCAGCGTTAGCTCCAATCAATGTTAAATCTGAAGGAGTTGTGTAAGAGTATGGTAACAATACTTCGTGACCACCTTGAATTACACGGTTAACGTCCCCTAATAAAATTGTGTACTTAGTTGATGCAGTAGGAGTATAAGATCCTAATCCTGCTTCTACAACTTGTACTACTTCGGCTCTGTACTTTTCTTGTTTAATAGAAACGATTCTATCAACATTAATCGCACGTTTAGCCCCTGTGATAGTTAACTCTCTACCACTGTACTTTAAGTCTGTTGCTGCTGATGTTTTGAGCAAAATAGACTGAAGTGCTGGTTTTAAACTCATGTTTTCTTGTTTTTTATTGGTTTATAATATTACAAATATATTATTTATAATTAATCTAATTCTAAATAAAATTTGTTAGTTTTCAACAAATTATTGTTTTTCAATTTCCTTTTGTAAAAACACTGACTTGTTGTAATCCTCAATGGTTCCGTTCATTATTTCAGATGCCATTTTACAAACTTCGTCATGAACATTTTCTGGTAAATCGCAATCTACTATTACCGAAGTAGGGATAACTATTCCTGCGGTTAAAGATGTTAATGTCGCTGTAAATATGCTACCTGCATAATAAATAGTATTATCGTGTTCGCAATCTTCATAAACAATATAATCATCACCTACTGTTAACACAGCTCCTCCCGGATATATTTTATCACTTTCGGTTCCAATAGAAACTAAATCAGGGGTTTTTAAATACGTTAATGATGCGCTCGTAAAAGTACCTGTTCCAAAATAAACGTCTAAACCTACTTTGTTTTCTATATAGTATGTTTTCTTTGGAGTTGGTTTTCTGAATGGATCAACTTGAAGTGGACCTATCTCGTTTAAATTAGTTGGCTTACAATAAACTACATTTCCATCAACAGTAGTGTACATATTTCCAAAATAATAGAAGTCAATAGGATATACTACATTTTTATTTGCTGTTGGAACAATAGTTGACGTTTTAATCAATGTGTATAGTTCACGTCTTACCTGCTCATTACTCTGAAAAGAATATCTTCTAAATTGTTTTTTGTTATCTGTTTTGTCTTTAAACATTGAATTTACGGAGGCATTAATTGCGTCCATATAATTTGAATCTGCAAAACGCGCTGACTTATACCTATCGTTGTAGAAGTCAATTCTTTCCATCATTTGAATAATATTCATGCTTGTAAAATTTAAAAAAGCGGCATTTAGCCGCCTTTATTATTTTGTTTCTTGTTCTTTTTTAGCTTTCTCTATTTCATCCTTTAGCTTTTGCAAACCAAATAAATGACTGCCTTTTATTCCTAAAATCTTAGCCTCTTTTAAAAGCTCTTCTTTTTCAAGACTTGTTTCGGCAGTTATAGTATTAACCGTTGTATTTGTTGTAACTACTTTCTTTTTTAAGTCTTCTAATTCTTTTTCTTTTGCCTCTAATTGTTTTCTTAGTTCCTCTAACGGGTCAACCTGTTTTGGCACTATCGGCGTATAAGAATGACTTGAATTAGTTTCTTTTTCTTTTGATAACATATCAATAGCAGAAAGTAATTGTATGTTTCTTGTTAAATAAGAATATGCTTGAGGTTCTGTTTTACCTAATACTTGACCTTCGTAAGTATAACCGTAAGTTTGGTCAAAAGATATTAATCCGTTTTTCAAAGCTCTTTTGAATACCACCATTCCTTGTTTATCAGGATTATCCCAAATGGTTAAAAACTTCTTATGGTCTGTATCGGCAATTTTATAAATTTCAGCCGTTAGCATAGTTTGTGAATGAGCTTCAGGACGAATGCCAAATGCAGGCGCTAAGTCTATCATTTGTTCGTATGTTAAGTTTTCAGCAACTTCAGCAGCTCTCTTTCTTTCTCCTCTTTCTTCAAGATAACTACTTGCTTTTCTTTGCTGGTCAATTACTCTCCAATTAGGTTTCCCAAACTGATTAGGGCTACCCTCCATTGTATAGTGACGACTTAGTACAATATACCTTGCTCTTTCTTTTCTGTTTGATAAATCAAAGAACTCAAACTCTTTTAAATTGATTCGCTCCCAAATAATATCTTTTGTAACTCTGTCAACTCCAATATCAATACCGAATATCGCTCCAGTTTGTTTGTCGTTTACAGTTTTAATAATTACATTTTTATTATTTCTTGCGCTTACTTTTGTTGCTTCGATTTTTACAATCCCTGTATTAGGACACCATGTTGGATGCTCTAAGTTTGCAACTTTTAATTCAAATCCGTGTCCGTCTTTAATAACTTTGAACATCGGCGCATTTTCTTCCATGACAGCTCCACTGTCAGTTACTTGAAGTGTTTTCATTTTTATTATTTTTTGTTTATTAAAAATCCCCCTTATCTTTCAAAGGGGGACTTATTATTTTAAAGAACTAATTATGCAGATTTGTAGATGATACCACACTTGTTAGTATTGTAGATAACAAGTAAGTCTTCAGTTAACATTGCATATTTTTTTGCATCTTCTTCAGACATGATAGCGCCTTGAGCACCAGTCATACCGTTGAATTCTTGGTTAACGAATGAACGGTTAACACCATTTTTACCACCTTTAGCAAATACATCCATGTTTTTGCTTGCTCCTTGACCAACAGTCAAACAGTAGTAGTTAGAAGACATTAACAATTTACCATCGTTACCTCTTTCAGGGAAACGCTCTTCATCGTCAAACATTGGATGTTTGATGAACCATACAGTATCACCATCAATGTTGAAGTTTGAAAAAGTAACACCCGCTTCAGGAGTATCTCCACCAGCTTTGTTTACATCAGCAACGTTACGGAATAACTGAATGTTTTGGTTAACATTTAATGCAGCCATTTTCTTTTGTGCATTAGAGAAACCATCTTCACCTGTTACAAACACGTAAGTTAAACCTGAAATCATATCTGACTTCTTACGGATAGCTTTCATCATATCAGAGAAATCATCTTCAGTAGCTTCACCGTTCACGCCTGAACCGTAAATTTCGTTACCACCTTTGATTTGCTCTTCTAAACCATCACCCGCGATAATTCCTTTTCCTGTTTCAGGGTCAATTAAACGTGGGATTGGCAATAAAGCACCGTTAGCATCTTTCATTGTAGAGATACCAAACCATCTTTGATATTCACGCTCCATTAAGAATTGCGCACGTGCTTGTTGTAATTGCTCGTACATCCATCCTTTGATTGGTCCGTTTTCTGATTCAACTTCATACCATAATACGTCAGATAAAGCTGTACCAGTGATAGAAACAGTTTTACGTTGGATAGTAGTGTGGTTGATATAAGTATCAGGGAAATGTGAACGTCCGTAACCGCGTAAAGAAGCTTCTCCGTAAGAACTATAACTTCCAAAGCAAGTTTTAACACCCGGTTGTGGTGCAACATGAGTAGCGTAGTTAAAAATTTCACCATTTGGAGATTGGAAAGTATAAGTATAGTTTCCTGAAGTTCCAACAGGGTATCCCATTACGCGTGCAGTAAAACGTCCACCGTAAAATACAGCGTTCATTCCCGGTACTAAATAGTTATCAGATAATACTAATTGGAAAGTTCCATCAGCAGATGTAGCTCCAACTTGTGATAAGATATTAGATGCTTTTTGGATACGACCCATAATGTTAAAACGGTAAGCATTATCAGCTACCATTTTCCCTTCGTCCAAAGACGGAAGATATGAACTTGGAACGTCTTTTACACCGTAAGGACCAACAGCTCCGTTTACTAATAAAGTAGAAACCATACGTTGATCTTTGTATTCCAACATTTTTCTAATTGCTGGATATTTAATTTGATTCAACATCAAATCGTTTTCGTCAGTACAATCGCCTGACCATGTGCCTCTGTTAATGTTAATATTCATGGCTCTTTGTTTTTGTTTTTTATTTGTTTTTTATTTTGGGTTTATTTGTTTTATTCTCCAAATAAAGAACTTAAAGATTCAAAGCCTGAAGTTGTCTTAGCATTTTGTTTTACAGCTACTTTAGTGTTGTTATGCTGCGGAACAGGCGGGACGTTTGAAAGATGTTTAGTTACTTTCTCCCTGCCTTCTTCTAACGCCTTGTTGCGTATGTTCTTTGCAGCTTGCTCACCAAAATGATAATACATGATAAACTCGGCTTTTTTAACAGGATCATTGAAAATACTGTCATACGCACCCTCTGCATATCTGTTAGCCAATTGTTTACGAGCATTCTCGTTAATTGGCTGTCCCATGAAATCCTTAACTGTGTTAAAGGCGTTTGACATGAGCTCCGCTTGGGCTTGTTTTTCAGCTTGCAATCTTGCGTGATAATTTGTTGCAACTTGTTCCGCTAATTGCTGTCTTTCTGTTAAAACCGATTCTCTTGCATTATGCAAAACTAATTTAAGTTTTTCGGCTTCGTGATCTATTAATCCTTTTTCGGTTAATAATTCAATTTCTTTTTCAATTAAACTTTCGCTCATCCCTTGTAATTCTAAATCTTTTTTTACAAGGTCTATATTGCTATAACTTAATAATGTATCAATTTCTTTTGTCGGCTCATTGATTTGTTCTCTTGTATAACCTTCACGTAATAACATGAAATCAATTTGAGCTTCAACAGGAAGTTCGGCTATTTCTTTTTCAAGTGTTGTTTCCTTTCCTCTTAATTCAGCTTGTTCTACCGCAACTTTCGCCGCTTCTACAAATGCTTCATAAGAGTTGTTTTCAGGTTCAAGTCCAAACAATTCTTTAGCTGTTTCAATCCAAACGGCACTTTCTTCGTTTCCATTAATGTTAGTATCATCTAACTTTAATTCGAAATCATTTGATGCAGTTTCGGTTGATGTTTCTTGTTTAGTTTCAGTACTCTTTTCTTCACTCTTTACCTCTTCCTTTTTTGTTTCTTTAACTTCTTCTTGTAAGTTTAAATCCACAGGAACTTCTTCTTTTGTTTCTTTTTCTAACTTTTCCTCAATCTTTTTTTCCTCTTTTACCGCTGTCGCGTTGTAGTTTGGGTCAAATAAATCTTCGGTCAAAAGCTCGAAATTAGGCGCTGTCGCCGTTGCCGCACCACCTCCAGTGGCTTCATCTGGGCTGTAATATTTCTTTTGCATTTAATGAATTTTAAACAAATATAAATAATTTTATTTTTAATTAGTCTAAATAACAATAAGTTGTTGAAAAGTAATAAACATTTATATTTATGTACAAAAAAAGCCCTGACGTTAATCAGAGCTCTTTTTTGTCAAAGTAATCACAAACTACATTGGAGAAATAGGAGGTTGTGTGCCTCCCGTATTTTTATCGCTATATACAGCCTTTTGCTCTATGTTATTTGTATCAACAATCATTTGTTTACCCATTTTATTATCGTCTATACGAATTTGACCTTCTGTTTTAGCATTTATTTCGTCAATTCTAGAAGCTTGCATATCTTCTCTATTTTCTAGTGCCATTTGCTGCTGCATTTCTAATTGCTGCTGTTGCATTTGCTGTTGAGCTTCTAATTGTCTTTGTTGTTGTTCGGCAGCTACTTGCTGTATTGACTTCCACGCGTTTTTCAATATATTCTTAGCCTCAGTATAAGATTCAGCAGTTTCTAATTGCATCAAATCTTCTAACCTTATTTCTTTTGCATTTAAGGAAACTTCAGCTAATGCCATTATTTTATTTTTCATTTCGGCATATTTTCCACCGTCTTGAATAACAACACCATAATCTTGATAACCTATTTCTTTTTCAACAACTAAAAATCTTTGCTGAGTATCACCCAATATCTGTTTGCCTTTTTCTACTTTAAAGAAACCGTAAGACAATTTGTAGTATTCGCACATTTTCATTAATACTCTTTCTGTAAACTTATTCATTCCATAGAATAATGGAGTAGTAATGTTTTTAGATGCCGTAATTGCTATCTGAGCGTTTGTAACAGTAGAACTTGCAGCGATATCACCTTGTCTGTTTTCGTTAATACCAGTAATTAAATCTAAAGTTTGACGTAAATCATTCTTTAGCATGATTAATTGTTGAAATGAACTTGATAATCCTATATCCAACACCTGTATTAAATCCCTTAAATTTAATTCTCTTCCCGATTCATTACCATCCGCAGAAGTATCAAAGTCAACAAAACCATCATTTACCACATCGTAAATAATTTCTTTCATTGTTCTCTTTTGCGGTAAAGCTGCCCTATTATAACCT